CTGTTTTTAAGTCAGATGCTTCTTGAACCAACGGACTTATATTTTCTATTTGTTCTTCAAGTGGTGGTGCTTCAGCTGCTTGGTTTTCTTCTTGAACATTCTCTTCAGCTTGGTTAAGTTGTTCATCTTGAACAATATAAACTTTTGCTATGTTTCCAAATCTTTGTGGTAATGATATTGCTCTTATCATGTAATCTTCTTTTGTAACTGCTCTACTCTGTGCTTGGAAATAAGCAAGTGCATTATTTTTAATTTCTACTAATGACTCACCACTTCTGCCACCACCAGCGGGATCGGGATTATTAACTGCTACAGAATCTTTTGCTTCTTGAACTGTAGCTGTTACTAAAGCAGAATCGTCAATATCAAATGTAGTATCATTTAAATTTTTAATATCATTTGCAGGAACGTTATCTTCTATACCACCTCCGATTGTATACTTTATTGTAAGTGTTGTATTGGATGGTGCTAATCCATAAGTTCTTGTATTTAAAAAGTTTGCAGGATCGAATGCAGTATCTAATTTACTAACACCACTTGCTAACGATGAACCAACTCTATCTGGATTTGGAATAATCTCTTCATCAGGATTATCTGATACACCTGCACCAAATCTTAATTCAGTTCTATTATCATCTCTGATAAATGCTGTAAATCTTCGTGGTGTCTTTCTTAACTTTAATAGATAAGGTGCTGTATCGTTGTATTGTGTTAAATCAGAATCATTTGCTGATGTATTCTCTACCTCATCAAATATTGTATCTTGTGCTAGAAAAGGAACTTCATACCAACTATTACCATCACTATCTACACATGATATAATCTCTATAACATTTGGATTACCCAATACTATTTTATCATATTGAACTGCAGAAGTAAATGTAACTAACTCTTCTTTCACTTCACCACTAATAGCTCTAACTCTTTTCTTTAACAAATATTTTGTTGGAACATTAGAGTCTGTCTCAAATATAGAAACTGTAGTAGGATCGTAAGAACTTGAATATTTAAAGTTTACATCTTCCATAAACCTAAATGTTTTACCTGTAGATTCTGATTTTGCTTTTGTGTTGTTTGTAACAGTTAAAGCATAATTCATATTAGGTCTTGTAGAATCTCCTGTTCCTGTAGCTGGAACGGTTTGGAAAACATCTAATACAGCTGAAGCAGGATAACTAACTTTTGGTTTGTATCCTAATGATTGTGCTATATTATAAATTGTTCTTTTTTCTTCAGCGTATGCTAAGATAGATTCTTTAAATTGACTATCCACATAATAAGAAAGTACATCGCCAATATAAGCTGCCATTTCAATAAACATCATTCCAGGAGAAGACTCATTGAAGTCTGTATATGTAGTTGGAAAATATGTTTTTGCATATTCTATCAAGTCATTTCTAAATCCTTCAAAGTCTTTATTTAAATATTTGACTTCTTTAGATACATCTTTTACTGGGCCTGTCGTATTCGTAGGCATTTACTATCTCCTATACTGTAGTATTAAAATCTAAAACTATTTGATCTTTTGCATCTGGTGTTGTTGATACTGAAAATTTTAATTGAACATTTAATCTGTTTGGGTTTACACCATCTACAGTTGTGTTAACTTCTTCTATAGTAATATAAGGAAGCCATTTATCTACTGCTTCATTTATCACTTGTTCAATTAATGCATCATCTTTAAACTCAAATACAACCTCTAATAATCTTGAACCAAATTCTGGTTGGTGTGGTCGTTCACCTAAGTTTGTTAAAAGTAAATTTTTTAAATTGTGTCTAGCTTGTTCTGCTAATGTTTTTGTTCTATTAAACAATCCACTACCAGCGTACCCAAGTGGGAAAGATAAACCAATTCTGGTGTTTGGGTCTAAATCATTTTCAATTGTAGATTTTGCCATTATTTACCTTTGTTTATTACTTTCATCAAGTCTGTATAATCTCTTGTAAGTGCGTTAACAACTCCATCACCTACTTGGTCTGGAGTAACACCTTTTTCTGCTAAAGTTTGTGCTGCAACCTTATCCCTTTTTAATTCGGGACTTGCCATATCACCATAACCTAATAAGTCTGCCATATTATCTGTAGTGTATTGTTTACCACCCATATCAGGATATTCTTCTTGTGGTCCTTTTGTCAAACCAACTGTTTCATTTAATATGTCATTCAATGATTTATTATCTTTAATATATGTAACTTTTTTCTTAGGTTTGATATTTGATTTTTTTTGTGGAATAGCTTTTACTTTATTCTCACTAATAAGTATCTTACCTACTTCTTTTTTAACTTCTTCTCGTACGAGTTTTCTTATAACTTTTACAAGGTCTTTTTTAGTCATTATTATTACCTCTTTTTTGTTTATTCAACTTCTACTACCTTACTCAATATTGCTGGTAGTAATTCAATTTTTATGGTTAAATCTTTTAACGTATTTTCTGCAGCTTTGGCTACTGTCTCAGCTGACACTTGTAATGGTATTGCTGTAGCTCCTGGTAGAAGTGGTGTCAATGGAGTTAGTATTGGTGTCAAAATGTTTGAACATATATCTGATACTGCTTGTGTTGTTACTTTTTGCATTTCTAATATTTGTTCTAATACTTCTTTTAACTCATTTCCTCTTACAGCTGGTGATGGACCTACAGTCGATAATTCACCATACAATCCTATGTTATCTGCATATGTTACTACTCTACCATCTACAGCTGATGTAATAACATTAGAACTTCTAAATCTTATATTTTTAGTTTTTCCTGGTTCATCATTACCAATACCTCTACCAATATTAATATCAGGTGAATATAAATTTAAACCTTGTTTAGCTGATACACCAAACGTGTTTAGTGTTGAAAAATCTACTGGTCCGTTACTAAAACCAAGAATACCATCTTCCTTACTATTAAATATCAATCTACCTGAATTAAGAATGATTTGTTTTCCACTAAACTCTGCTGGTGCTACTTCGGTTGGATATATGTTTGAGTCTTCTAATGTTGCTGGTGTTAGTGAAACTGTTTCGTCTGTAGTCATCCACATAGAAGAAGCATCTAAGTTTATGTTTTCGGCGACAGGTGCAGTTAGTGGTGCATTGTTAAGTTGTTCTAATATACCCTCTTGACCAAACTTACCTGCATCTTGTAATTGTCCTGCTCTCAATTTTATATTTGGTGAATCTTTAGCTTCACTTCTTATATTACTACCTAATTTTATAGAATTTCCAAATCTACCATTGAATACAACATCACCCTCATCTGCAACTACCTGTCTAAAATTAAAGTTAGCTTCAAATGATTCTCCTAACTTTCTTCCTTTTCTATCTTGTTTATTTTTTACTATTTCAGTATCAGCTGTTTCTAATGTTTTGTTTCTTTTTGCATTACCATCACTTAATTGAAATTTTTTATCAAATCCTTGATAAGATGCATTATTTGGATTATTAAAAAGATTTATTTTACTTGAATAAAAAAATTCACCAAATAATTTTTGAACCATTACGTATTCACCTTCAACGGGTAATTCTTTTATATTTGTATTTAAAGGTTTTGCTCTAAGTCCTCTAGCTTCGCCAGTTTCATAAGGTATACCTCTACCATTTACCTGTTGAAAATATATAGAACCAAGTTCTTCATACTTTGGTTGGTCATCTACATCCAATTCTAAATCTTGTACAGTAGTTAAAACTTTTTTAACTTCTGCTAAAACAGCGACTGTTGTTGTAGCAACATTAATTTCTCTAATTAATTTTGATGTTGTTAGTCTAACGTGTTTATCGACATCTTTTGTAGATGTTAAACCACCTACTGCGGTACTTATAGAATCAAGTTGTATATCTTTAAGAAGGTCCATTTAACTTTCCGTTGATTTAAAATCCTTTGTAATATTATCAGAATATTTTTGAACATCATCTGCAGTTTCTTCTACTGCTTTCATTAGTTGTTCTTTTTCTGAATCAGATAACCCAAATGAATCTTCTGAACCACCTTTTGATTCGGAAGCAACTAATCTTTGAACGATTGCTGCTATCTTTACTAATTGGTCATCGTTTTTTACATTGATTTCAAGATATTCTTTT